TATTTAGGGAATCCAAATGTAAAACGTGACGGTGTTTTACAGGAGTGGACCCAGGATTCCGTACAAGAATATGCGAGGTGTATGAATGATCCAGTTTACTTTGCCGAAAAATATTGTAAAGTTATATCGCTTGATCAAGGATTGGTTCCTTTCAATCTATATCCTTATCAAAGAAAAATGTTTAAGCAGTTTCAAGAACATCGTTTCAACGTTGTACTTGCTTGTCGACAGTCTGGTAAATCGATTTCGGCATGTGCATACCTTCTCTGGTTTGCGCTCTTCCATTCAGAAAAAACAGTTGCAGTTCTTGCAAACAAAGGAGCAACTGCAAGGGAAATGCTCTCAAGGGTTACACTCATGCTTGAGAATATTCCATTCTTTCTGCAACCGGGTACAAAGGCACTTAACAAAGGATCACTTGAGTTTTCCAACAACTCTCGTATTATCGCTGCTGCTACATCTGGCAGTTCTATTCGTGGTCTTTCTGTCAACCTACTCTACCTGGATGAGTTTGCTTTTGTTGAGCGTGCTGCTGAGTTCTATACTTCTACTTATCCAGTTGTATCTTCCGGTAAAGACACCAAGATCATCGTTACATCTACGGCAAATGGAATCGGAAATACGTTTTATAAAATCTGGGAAGGCGCGACACAAGGAGTAAACGAATTTAAACCATTCCGTGTTGACTGGTGGGATGTACCAGGAAGAGATAAAGAATGGAAAGAACAAACTGTAGCAAATACATCACAACTACAGTTTGACCAGGAATTTGGTAATACGTTTTTTGGTACTGGTGATACACTCATTAATGCAGAAACATTAATGGGTCTAAGAGCAAAGCCACCTAAGAAATATATGGAAGGTGGCGATTTACTTATATACAAAGAACCCGAAAAAGCACACGACTATATTATGACTGTCGATGTAAGCAAGGGAAGAGGTCAGGATTATTCTACATTTAATTTGATCGATATTAGCGTTCGCCCGTTTAAACAGGTTGCTGTATATCGCAATAACACTATCTCTCCTTTGCTCTTCCCTAATATTATTTATAAGTACGCAAAGTCTTATAACAATGCTTATGTTGTAATTGAATCAAATGACCAAGGTTCATTGGTTTGTAATGGTCTCTACCAAGATTTAGAATACGAAAATGTACATGTAGAATCAGCAATTAAGGCAAATGCTGTTGGTGTTGAGATGACACGTAAAACCAAAAGACTTGGTTGTTCTGCAATTAAAGATATATTAGAAAATAATAAACTTGAAATTATAGATGAAAATACTATTTTAGAAATATCTACATTCATTGCAAAAGGCCAATCGTATGAAGCATCGATTGGTAACCATGATGACCTAATGATGAACTTGGTTATGTTTGGTTACTTTAGTTCATCACAATACTTTGGTGATATGACTGATATTAATTTAAAAGATATGATTTTTAAAAGACAAATGAAAGAAATTGAAGATGACATTGTTCCTTTCGGGTTTATTGACGATGCAAGTGATGAAATTGAAAGATTAGAAAACGAAGGTAAATACCATTGGCAGGTAGAATATGATCCAAATTTCTAAATATTATAAATAATATGAAATTGAAGATAACCGTATTATGAGAACATATAATTAGTAACCGAAAAAGGAAAAAGAAATGGCACTATTTACACCGTCCGAATCTCCTGCGGTTGTCGTCAAAGAAGTAGATCTGACTAGCGGAGTGCCCAACGTTCAGTCATCTACCGGCGCATATGTAGGAAATTTTAGATGGGGGCCAGTTGAACAGAGGACTTTAGTTTCGAATGAAGCAGGTCTTGCTGAAACGTTTGGATCCCCAGACAATCTTAATAATCGTGACATTGATTTTGTCAGTGCGACACAATTTTTAAGATATTCGAATTCACTTCAAGTTGTAAGAATTATTGATTCTGCAGCTAAAAATTCCCGCGCGCAGACTCCAGCATCACCATTCACTGTTACATCTTGGGATGGCGTTGGTGATTCTGCTAATGATTCTTCAGCAGGAACTACCACATATATAGGAACAACATTTAGACCAATAGTTGGTGCTGGAAATAATAATGTTGTACTATTCACCCCAGCATCGGTAACTGCAGTTAAAAACGAAGGGGCTTTTGATAACCAACAAGCAGCATTAGATAGCGATAAACACACTTTTATCGCACGTTTCCCTGGCGATCTTGGAAATAGTTTACGTGTATCGCTTTGTCCAGCGATAGACTCCGAATTTAATGGTTGGTCTTATAAATCATCATTCGATGCAGCGCCGGGCACATCGACATATGCATCAAACCGTAATGGTTCTAAAGATGAATTACACGCAGCAGTAGTAGATGTTAATGGAACAATATCCGGTACAGCCGGAACAGTTCTCGAAACATATCCGTTTGTTTCTGTTGCAACTGATGCAAAAAATACTGATGGATCAACTAACTATGTAAAAGACGTTATCAATGAAAGATCCGAATATGTTTACATGATACAGTTCGATTCAAATTTTGCAGCAGATAATGCTGGTACAGCACTGACCCCTGGCGTGGCGAAAACATTCCTAGATTCAGTTAGTGCGACAAACTTTGATTTTGACTCCGGATCTAATTCTGGTACCTTTACTACAACAGAGGTATTAGCTGGCTTTGATCTTTTTGAAGATAAAGATACAGTCGAGATTGATTTCTTAATTGCACCTAGCATGTCATCGACAACTGATCAAAATACAATCGTTAATGATCTGGTATCAACAGCTGGTTCAACCCGTAAAGATTGTATGGTGGTTGCTTCTCCTGCAAGAGATGATGTTGTTAACTTGACAAATGGTAGTACAATTACAACTAACATTGTAGCAACAGCCGGAGGGTTTACAAGTTCATCATATCTTACAGTTGATGGTAACTTCTTAAAAGTGTATGATAAGTTTAATGATCAGTATATCCAGATCCCTGCAGCATCTTCAACCGCAGGTATTATGGCAGCAACTGATCGTAATGCTGCTGCTTGGTTCTCACCAGCTGGAGGAAGACGTGGTCAATATTTAGGTATTACCGCAATTGACTATCAGCCAACAAAATCTCAAAGAGATACTCTTTACAAAGCAAATGTTAACCCCGTTGCTAACATCCCTGGTCAAGGAGTTATCCTTTTTGGTGATAAGACAAACGTTGGTAGACCTTCTGCATTCGACCGTATTAACGTACGTCGTCTCTTCCTTGTTCTTGAAAGGGCAATTAGTAGAGCAGCAGAAAACGTTCTTTTTGAATTCAACGATGAATTTACAAGAGCAGAATTCGTCAACATCGTTGAGCCAGTATTAAGAGAAGTAAAAGGTCGCCGAGGTATTACAGACTTCAGTGTCGTTTGTGACGAAACAAATAACACTGCGGCAGTAATTGACCGCAATGAATTTGTTGCAAGCATCTTCATCAAGCCGGCTCGTTCCATTAACTACATCACTCTTAACTTCGTAGCTGTAAGAACTGGCGTCGAATTTGAAGAAGTCGTAGGCACAGTGTAAGGGAGATAGAAAATGGCAGTATTAGGCGTAGATGATTTTAAGGCAAAAATTAGAGGCGGCGGAGCACGTCCTAATCTTTTCCAAGCAACACTTAACTTCCCAACTTATGCTGGGGGGTCAGACGAAACAGAGGTAGCTTCATTCTTATGTGAAGCTGCACAAATGCCTGGTTCAACAATTGGTTCAATCGTAGTTCCATTCCGTGGTCGTCAGCTTAAGATGGCAGGAGATAGAACGTTTGATGTTTGGACTGCAACCATTATTAACGATACAGATTTTAAAATCCGTAACGCTATGGAACGTTGGATGTCAGGTATGAGTGGCCACTCTGAAAATGTAGGTCTTGTTAATCCAATTGCGTATGAAGCTGATTTAAGAATTGCTCAGCTTGACCGTAATGGAGCAAAGATTAAAGAATACGTTTTCAACGGTGCACATCCAACAGATCTTTCACCAATCGATGTTGCGTATTCAACAACAGACGATATCGAAAGATTTACTGTTACCTTCCAGTATCAGTACTGGACAACAGTTGATGGTACAGCTGCTTAATAAATAATAAAAGGAGGACTTAACGGTCCTCCTTCTTATAAAGGGATTTTTAAATGGCAGATAGAAGTATTAAATTATTTGGTTTTGAGATTAAAAGGGCTGCATCCG